TGTATAAGATGAATAGACCCGTCATGCGAGCTTGGATTTAATTTCTATTTTAGATAACTTATGATAACTGTAGCTGAGATTAGATTGGAGAGGGAGTGGTATATCCACCCTAGGCATAACTATGTCCAAAGGATTGTATGAAAGTATTGATTGCTTGTGAATATTCAGGAACAGTAAGAGACGCATTTATTGCTAAAGGTCATGAAGTAATGTCTTGCGATATATTGCCTACTGATGTACCTGGTCCTCATTACCAAGGTGACATTATGGACATTCTTTATGATGGATGGGATTTAATGATTGCTCACCCACCTTGTACTTACCTTTCTAATGCAGGAGCTAGGTTTCTTTATCCAGGAAAACTGTTAAACCCAGCTAGATTAGAAAAAGGTTTAGCTGCAAAATGTTTTTTTATGGAATTGTTTAATGCACCTATTAAACAGATTTGTATAGAAAACCCTATTCCATCTAAAGTATTTGGTTTGCCAAATTACGGTCAAACCATACAACCTTATGAATTTGGACATCCATTTAAAAAGAAAACTTGTCTTTGGTTAAAAGATTTGCCACCTTTGATGGCTACTGATATTGTTGCTTCATCCGAAAGCACAAAAGTAGCAGGTAACTGGTTTAACAAAGGCGGTAAAGACAGGCAGAAAAACCGTGCAAAAACATTTCAAGGGATAGCAAATGCAATGGCTGAACAATGGGGTTGAACATTACGCTCAATTAGCTTTAAATCCTGGTTGGATTGAATATGTTAGACAAAGAGTTAAAGAATTAGAACAAGATTCAAGTGGTATGTGGATAGGGTTAGGTAAAGCAATAGCTCAAAGAATGAAAGAATTGCAATGACATTTTTAGTAACATTTAAAGTGCCTGGAAAACCACAGGGCAAAGGCCGCCCCCGATTTGCTAGGCGTGGTAAGTTTGTTTCTACATACACAGATGAAAAAACTAAAACCTACGAAAATCAAATAAGTGACATTGCAATGGTTGCTATGGGGGCATCTGAACCCTTAAAAACCCCCTTGGTGGCATTTATTTACATTTCTTACCCTATACCAGCGTCTTACTCTAAAACACGCAAGGAAGACTGTTTAAGCGGTTTGGAACGTCCAACAAAGAAACCTGACATTGATAACATAGTAAAAGCATTTCTTGATAGCATGAATGGTATTGTTTATGTTGACGATGCACAGGTTGTTGATTTGTTTACTACTAAAGTTTATGGTGAACCTTTTGTAGAAGTAATTATTAAGGAGACAATATGAGTACGATTGTTTTAACTTTAACTTTATTTGGTTTAATTTGTTTAATATCAATATTGGGGGTTTTATTATGGCTACTGGTAGAAATACTATCGCACTAGGTTGGAAAAAAAGAAAAATGACAAAAAACAAAGCATTAGAAATGTCGCTTGAGTTAATTGAACAGCTCAACATGGATGGTTGGGTGTTAGCAGACTTTGAACCGCAGATGTATGCCTGTATTGCCGCCATAAAAGAAACATTGTCACAATCAGTAAAAGAACAGGGATCGTGTGCTGAATGTGGTGTTGGTGATGGATATGCTTTGTATTGTGTAGAGTGCTCTGAAAAGTATGTAAAACGTGCTTGGGTAGGATTGACTGATAATGAAATAAATGCGTTTGAAATATGGCTTGACAATGAAGAAGAAAAAATTGGATGGAACCCACCGCCAGACATTGTTAAATATTTGGAAGCCAAACTCAAGGAGAAAAACACATGAGTCCTGAAAAACACGCTGAATTTATTGGTAACTTTGCGTCCAATTACGCACAGGCCAAGTCTAGTAGGATTGGCATTGAGCTAAAACTAAAGACCACCAAGGCCATTTTGATGCAACAAGCATTTGCTGATGGAATTACCCAAGTGGCAGCCCAAGAACGTGATGCTCTCGCAAACCCTGTTTACATATCTTTAATTGATGAATTAATCTCCTCGGTCAAAGAAGAAGAAACTTTGAAGTATCAATTAGAATCCTCACGCCTGCACATTGATGTGTGGCGCACTAGAGAAGCATCAGAACGATTAGCTATAAGGTCACACGAATGAAATGCCCAGTATGCCAACGCAACGGTAAGATTTTAGAAACAAGAACAAATGAAGACGATACAAAAAGAAGACGATACACCTGTACCCAAGGGCATAGATACACAACCCGTGAAGTCATACTTGAAAACACAATATGTACGGAACAAACGGTTATTAGAAGTAGTCGCAAGCCTGAATTGCCAAAACTGTGGGCACTACCAATCGCAGGCGGCACACTCTAACTGGCATGGCGGTAAGGGGCGTGGCATCAAGGCAAGCGATAACTATGTTGCTGCCCTATGCCAATCTTGCCATCACGATGTAGATCAAGGCAATGAGCTAACCAAAGATGAGCGACAGACTATTTGGGTTAACGCACACTTAAAGACCTTGCATTATCTTTTGATAACCGACCAATGGCCTGTAAACGTGCCTATAACCGACTTGTACAAAAAGATGTACTTACCCCTTGCGTAAAGCTGGGATGCCTGCCTTGGACTGATTCATGCTTGGGCTAGGGCTATGTCTAGGATGTGCATGGGTAATATCAGTCTTTTCGTGCTTTTTTAACTCTTTTTCAAGCGCCATAACGTGCTCACGCTCTTTGCGGTATTCTCTTACCACTTCATAATTAGATGGTTGAGATTTAGCAGATTTGTGCTGAGTAACTGTGAAGTTTGTGGCCATGTAATTCCCCTTTTTTCAATTATAAAACAAAATATATTTTTAATATTCTCTAATTTACAACAAAAATACATATATAAATGTCACAAACTTAGTCCAAAATGAAGTTTTAACCAAGGAGCAATCATGGAATATACTTTGAAAATTGAAGATTGGGAAACAACCGTTACTATTGAAACAGACAATGTTGATGTATTAGAAAAATTAAGTGAAGCAGTTTACCTTGCTTTACAAGATGACGAAGAAGAAGAAGAAGAAGACGCTGAATAAGGTCTTACCACTTCTTAAAGGGGTCTCAAAGACCCCTTTTTTTATACCTTAATTACCTTACCCCTAAATTCAACGTGTTTAGCATCCACTACGTTGACTACTTCAGGCCACAACATATGCCCTCGATGGAATGTCAGCACTACAAAACCTGACCGCCAATTGGTAGGAGAGTTTTCTAAATAATTTTCAAACTGCGGTCCAGTTGGATCAGCTAATGTGCCTGTGTCAACACCAAATCGTGTACCGTTGTAATCGTTAAACGGTGTGACTTTTAAGCTATGAAGATGGCCAGTAACCATTGAAACGCCCGCATTTACGGTGTTATTATGAGTCGCATGAACTCCACCTTTCCATCGGTGCTTAACAATAACGCTTTCTGTTATCCAGGTGCTCCAACATGGTTCCCATAGTGGGAAATGGTCTTTTAAGCTAAACCCTTTAACAAATTCATACTGTGGAGCATTACTAGCTAATCTGTTTTCAAACCTTGCATCGTGGTTACCCAAAGGCCATATCAACTTAATCTTGTGGTTGACCTTCTTAGCCTCGTCTTCTATCTCTCCAAGGGCTATCTCACACGCTTTAAGCTCTTGAATAATGCTTGGGGTACTGTCCCACCCAATTCTAGGAAAACGGCTTATAGACGCTCCATCAAAGGCATCTCCGTTGTTGATTACCGCTTTAAGTCCCTCAACATTCTGTATAGCCCAAATTAGTCCACGATAAGCAGCAGTCTTGATACCAGGCCAAAAGTGGGCATCTGAAAATACAATAACTGTGCCATTTTCTATGCCTAAGTTAACTCGTAATGGTTTGGGTGCAATCATGTCCCTTACCTCCACCGTATCCATGTTTTCTTTGTAATAAGCCTCCAACCTATTTCTTCTACTTTGTACCCCTCGCACAGACAATCCAAGGTTTTTGGCCATAATTGTGGGGTTTTTATTGAACATCTCAAACAGAGTAATAAACTCCATGTCGCTGTAGAACTTCATAAATGCTTTCTCCAGTAAAGAGTATATTTACCCCCCCACGGAATTGTGGGATTGAACAATTTAAAACCGCATGAAATTAATGAATTTGATGATGCTGGGTTGTCTGTTGTGTCTGTGATTAACCAATTCCATCCCAAGGCTCTTGCCTTACGTTCTCTCGCTTTGATAAGTTTCTTTTGTATCCCCTTGCCACGAAACGCTCTAGCAACTCCGCTACGACATAAATAACCACAATCGCCCCAACGAGCGCTAGGTACAAGCCCACAAAAACCAATACAAATGTCTCCATCAAAAGCTCCCCACCAATAACCTTTTGACACATCGTAAACTTTATCTTGGGGTAAACATTGTTTCTGCATCTTATTTAAAAGATGTTCATGAACAAAATTATCCAAGGCTTTGATTTTCATGAAGTTATTGTCCTCAACTAGTGTGACACATTTACGAAAAAAAAGGGAGTCTAAAACTCCCTTGTTTACTTATGAAAATCTAACTGTATATCCTTGTGCCTTGTTTATCAATTATCAACGCTTGCCGTCTAGGTTTGCCGTTTGGCTCATTTGGCACGCTAATATGCGTCCAACGGTCAAACTCACGAATGATTTGGTCATAAAGTATGTCGGACGCTATGACGGCTTTTACAACCTCATCAGGGGTCATGCCAGGTACACGAATATCAGCAGCACACCCAATACGATGCTGAGAAGTGTCTTTACTTCCGACTGCGTCATTAACCTGTTTAGACCTAAACGCTGAGTTAACCATAATTGGCTTATCGCCCAAAAGTCTTTTAACCTGTTCAAGTAACTCTGCCAGACGTTTAAGATTGTTTTTTTCAAGGTCATTAGGTTCATTTGTAAACTCCCTATGGTCTGTTACTGTCAGTTCTTCTAGTGAAAAATGGGGTGATAAAAGTGTTGTCATTTTGGTACAGAATTGTGAATCATGGTGTCTTTGGCCTGTGAACCAGCAGAACTACCAAAGTAAAAAGAGAGAACTAGCATCAAAGCACCGTCTAAAGTACCCAGTACACGGGCTATAAGCTCACGCATTGAGCCATCAATAATGTGCGTTAACAAGAACCATTGCACGATTGCCCACGCCAACACAATCATAATTGACAATGTAGGCGGTACATAGCTTTGTGTACTGATTTGCATCTGTCTAGCAGAAGTACGGTCAGCCACCGCTAACTTTTCAAAGTCCAAACCCATTTCTTGTGCTCTAGCTTTAAGAGCAATCTCAGCAGTTTGTAATGATGCTATTTGGTCGGCAGTCATCTTGCCTGAATTGATGGTTTCTTGCACTTGGGCAGGGTCAACGCCAATAGCTTTAGAAACGGCCTCAACCGCCATACCCGCCAATGGACCACCTAAAGCCGTGGCTATCGTAGGTGCTATAGTCTTTAACCAATCCATATCTACTCCTTAAAGTCGTATTTGAGTTTTATTCTTCAATGTGGTATTTGGACTTTTGGTAACTTCTATATACGCTGTATTCCACCAAAACAAAGGTCAATACCCATATAAGAACTGATACGCATATAGCGGCTCGTACACTATATTTCTCGATGAGAACTTCCCGTTTTCGTTTAACCAGTTCAATAGCCTTTTTTTTTGACGCTCCAACTCATTGCGTTCTTTTTGAACGACTTGGCGCATCTTGTCGAATTCTTCCCAAAGACCTGGCAAACCAATTTGATAAATAATCATTTCTCTCAATTCGGTTTCCATCTTTTGCAACTCCCGTGTACGCATTACACGATTCATTGCTTCTTCATTAACATTTATGTTTACTTTTGGAGTATCTTTTGCTTCTTTTTCGGCAGCAACTAAATCTTCTTTGTGTTGAAAGAACCGCCCTAAATGGCCAGTAATCTCACCAATGATCTGCGATACATCCTTACCATCTTCTTTGAACTGTTGGTATATTTCCACGGCATTCCTGATGCCTTCGTGAGCTAGTTTACAGCCCTGATATACCGCCATTAACTCAATCATTTGAGTAACTTTTCACCAAGAAAATGTAACAACCCACCAAACAATGACGCTAATGTCATTCCAACCCAAAGGCCACCTTTTGACTTATTGGCCATAGCTAATAAACATTTAATGTCGGTAGACATTTCAGATACTTGAGATTCAAGCATCTCAACTTTAGCAATCAATTGGCCATATTGGATTGGATCAATGTTGTTCATGTTATGTCTTCTGTATAAAGGCTAACGCATAGTAAAGGGGATTATTTGTTCCTGAACTGGTTACAACACCGCTAGATGCAAAACCACCATTGTTACCGACTGAGTAAGAATTACCAGCACCCACAACAAATCTGTCTCTTAGGTCAGGAGTACCATTAGAGCCATTACAAAGAACATAACCAGTAGGAATAGAACCAATAGACCCGCTCCACATAATGATCCCGCCTGCTGGTACGGCAGAGACTGACGGGGTTGTTCCAATAATTCCATATAGGTTATCAAGTGTTTGAATGACATTGTTTGATGAATCAGTAATAATAAATTTATAGTTATATCCGCTTGTAAACCATATCTCAGATGGCGTTCTGCCGTCCGTACCCAATACGATAGGGTTGGTGTTAGCCGTTGCGCCTGAACTGTCTGTATAGGTCGCTTGGGGCGTGCTAGAACCTGCTTGGTAAGTATAGATATACCCACCAGCTAAAGGTACGTTAGGGATTGTGCTCGATAGGAATTGGAAACCATTTCCTACAGGTGATAGATTGACTGCCATTTTATTTTCCTATGTCTGAAAGTTTTGCGCCTGCCCCAGGCTTTAAGGATTGTTTTACTTCTTTCTTTGCTGCACGTTCTTGCAACAATTGTTGTGCAGGCTCAACAAATCTACCAACAATAGGCACTTGACCAGCTACTTTACTACCATATTGTTTCATCATTTGTAATGCTGTATTGGATTCGTTTACAAAAGCGCCCGCAGGTCTAGCCTCTACCAATTGCCCAGCTCTAGCAATCTTTTTAAGGGTAAGTGCATCTTCACCAAACAAAGGCATTAGCTTGCCGTTTACATCAAGGTTTTCTATTGCCTTGTTGAACCTTGCAGGTTTGAAGTTACCACTAGCGTCCGTGGCATCTTTCATAATAATATCTAATGCGCCCGCCCTTAAATGCTGTACAGCTTCAGGATCGTTTTTAAACAAATCCATCATTTTTACAAAATCAGCATTCTTTGATCTTAAAACGGAACTTTGAATAAAGTCTTTTGTATCTGCCTTGCCGTTAACAATGTCCGCATAAATCTTGTTATATGTAGGACTGTCTTTATTAACTAAATCAAATTCTGCTTTGGCCACACTTCTAGCTTTGTCAGCTAATGCTTTTGCTTCTACAGTTTCACCAATCAAAGGTAACTTTTCCAATTCACCACGCACCAAAGTTAAGGCATGAACCGCATTGCCATCATCTGCTCTTTGTGCTTTGCGTGTTTCTCTAGCTATTTGAGTGCGTAAGTTTTCATATTGGGCAAAATTCATTTCTTTGCCGTTAACATAAGTATCAATTTTTGATTTAATTATTGATGGCAAAAAGTCAATGTCTTCTTTTTCAGTCAATGCTTTGATTGCATTGTTGGCAAATGTTTCACTATCAACTTTGATCTTGCCTGCACCATATTGATCTAATGCCTCATAAGCATTTTTAGTGGCCGATTCGTTTTCTTTGATCTTGTTACCTACAAATTCCATTGCACCTTCAGCATTGGCCACATAATTAGGGGCAAATACGTCAGGCGCAGTAGTTTCTTTTACATGATTAACGTTTTCTTGCAATGCTTTGTTTTGCTCATTAAAACGCTGTAAATACTGTGTTTGCGTTGCTCTTGCATTACGCTCAGTAGATATTAGATTAGCATCTTCTGCCGCTTGTCCCAAGGTCAAACGTACTGGATACTTTAAAGACTCTGCCTCTGTTATGTTGGTTAAGGCTTTTTGGTTTAAATCTTTAGGATTTATAGTTTTTAATTCTTGTGCTAAATCAGGTGCAGCTTGTTGAATAGCTTGTTGCAAAACAGCTTTATTGGTTGTTGCCGCTGCGCCCGCTGGTTGTAATCCACTAGGTTGAACTACTTTAGGCGTTACAGGTTCAATCCTAATTTTAGGTGCTTGGATTGGTTGTGGTTTCTGACCCATACCCATACCCATGACTTCAGGAACACCAACAGGCGGTAATTTACTAGCTTCAAATTTGCTTTGTAAATCCTGTAATATTGCTTGACCTCTTTCTGATGGAGGTTGATAAGTTAAGGCTTCTTGCACATTTTGAGCAGTTTTTTGACCTGCTTGGATACCTTGTTGCGTTCCATATTTACCGCTTGTTAATGTGCCTGCAATACCTGCCAATACAGAAACTGGTGCAGCAAACATACCTGATAAAACACTTCTACCAGCTTCACCAACGCCTTGAACATCAGCTAATTGTTTTTGCCTCAATTGTTCAATAGGGTTAATTCTTTGAATTTGTGTTGGGGCTACGGCTGGAGATTGAATAGGTTCAGCGCCACCACCCAAAATTAATTGCCCTAATTCATCAGGTTTTTCTTCTTTAAATTGCAACTGCGGATTTAAACCACTCATGGGGCTTTTTTTAGGCGCAACAAGATTAGGTTGTCTTTCAACCTTTGGTCTTTCACCAAGGATCAATTCACCTAATTCATCCATCAAAGTTCCCCTGTTTCGGTTAGTTTCTTGATGTTATTGTATTTATTGTAGAACTGTTGTCTAGCCTGTGGATTAGACCCTAATAATTCATTAATGGCTTTACTACGTTCTGTTTTGTCTTTGACATTTTCAAATATTGTCATTGCTTCAAACACCTTAGAGTCGGCATTTTGTGACCACAAACGTTTAAAAGCATTTAAATTGTTATCGCCATACTTTTGGGCAAATTTAGCTGCACCAGTAGCTTGCATATCCAAGTTTTGAATATCAGCGTATGTTCTTCTAGCAATATTTTTAAGAATTTCAGGCGGGTAAGTCTCATCGCCATTAGCCATTTTTTGCAATTGCTGACCAGCAACGGTATCCATTGAACCGCCTTGCGCTTGGATATTTGCAATTTGTACATTTGCTAAATCTTTGCTTAATTGTTTGTATTTAGGATCGCCTGCAAGACCTTTTAAAGTTCTAGTTACAGCACCTAAAACACCACTAGAAAATAAATCTTCTTTTTCAATTTGTGTTGCTGCTTTTAAAACTTCATCAAGATTACGCCTAGATGTTGATAAATCAGTTTGTCTAGTAGTTAAGTTATTACGATAAGCAGCACCTTTTTCAGTATCTAATATTTCATTTGGTGCAAGTGGCCTGATGTCACCAGCTTTACGAACTGGGTAAGGCAATGACATTTGTGTTGGCGTAACACCTTGTGGCATACCTTGCGGTAAAGCCATGCCTGGTGGCAATGGACCGCCTTGTGGTGCACCCTGTGGCAAACCCTGTGGCAAACCTTGTGGTTGACCTTGAGGTTGTTCATTAATAGTTAGTGGCTCTGCCGTTCCTGTCAAAGCATTAAACACAGCAGGCGCACCGCCAACTGTAGTAAGTTGTTTTGTTTGTAATGATTGTTGTGTTGTTGGGGTAACGCCTGATTGAATAATGTTTTTCAATGCTTGTTCAACATTGGCGTGTTTACCACTAACAACTAGATTTTTTAGTGGAGCAAATCGAGCTTCAGTTTTTAATTCATGTTCAGGATCGCTTTTTGTCAATAACTTGACTTCATTTTCAGCGTCTTTCAAAACTCTTAAAACTTCACTTGGGCTACCTTTTAAACCTTTATCGTTTAAAAATCCACCCAATTTTTGATTGATTTGGGCGTTGTAATCTTTGTCGTAAGCAAAGGCATCTGATAAAGTTTTAGTTTTTGCTTGTTTAGCTAATTCTTGTTGTTGTGTAATTGCTTCAGGTTCAGTACCTAATTGCTGTCTAGATAAAGATTGCAAACGTGCAATTTCACTAGGGTTTGTTTCTCTAGCTTTTAGTTCTTCAAGTTGTTTTAGAGATATTTCTAGTGGTACATTTGCCCTTGCTTTTTGTGTTTCTAATTGCGCCCTTTCCAATTGCAAAGGCATCAATTGCTGTTGCTGTTGGTAATTCTGTATATTAGAAATACCACCAATCAAATCGTTTAACGATGTTTGCTTAGTGGTTGGATAATCTGTGAATACTGGCATGATCTATCCTTATGCGGGCTTGATTAAAGATGATAACAAGGCTGTTTGTCCTAAGTTACTCAATGTGTTTTGTGTATTAACGGCTTGTGCTGTTTGAGCGCCTGCTTGTGATGCCGCCAATCCTGTGGTTACATTGCCATAAGTATTTGCTAAGTTTGCACCTACTGTTCCTAATTGGCCAAGTGAAGTTTGACCTAATCCAGCCGCATTAGATAAATTGCCGTAAATGTTTTGACGCTGTGTTTGATAATTGTTAAATGCATTTTGATACGCATTTTGTGCGTAATTTTGATTAAATGTGCTCAAACCTTGTAATGTATTACCTGATATTTGACCGCCACTAGCGTTAGCTAAGTTACGATTAGCACCCTGACCTTGTGCAAGCATGAAATCATAATTAGGTGCTAAACCAGCTTGTAAATCTGCCGCATTAAATTGATGGGTAAGATAAGGAGCTTGATTAGTGATTTCTTGAACAGCACCAGCACCAAGAGTTTGGTAAGGTTGTTGAGCTGTTGAATATTGGTTATAAAGGTCTGACAACACACCTTGCACGTTTTGACCTGCTTGGGTTTGTGTATTTGAGGCATTGGCAATAGCTTTATTAGTATTTGCCGCACCTAATGTATTTAATATTGCTGAACCAGCTAATACATTTGTAGGAGTTAATAAAGATGCTGCGCCTGCTCCTGCTGCGGCTGCTCCTGTAGCACCTGCACCTGTGGCGGCAGCTGGTACTGCGGCTGCGGCTGGAGTAGCAGCACCTGCTAAACCTGCGGCACCTGCGGCACCAGCAGCACCTGCACCTGCTGCACCAATTGTTCC